TGTTTGCGCCTAAGACTGTGGCGCTTGAAAGCATCAAACCAAATGAGAGCGTCAAGGAGCAAACCAGACGCATCAGGAATGAAAAGATTCGTGAGTTCCAAGGATTGCGTCAGCGCCTGGGCAACATCACTAGGAAGTTTATCAAGGGCGAAGGCACTCTGGACCTCCAGAGAAACGCAAGCAACCTAGAGGAAGCGGCTAAAGAGCTGCAGTTGGACATTGACTTTATGAAGGAGCGGGCGCAGAACCTGACTCCAGAGGCTTTCTACTCCAAGGCACTGAAAGATTACGCAGAAGGAAACATCAGCAAAGATGTACTGGACGTTGTTTCCTACATCTACAAAAAGTCTCCCGCGCTTCTAAGCGGTATCAAGTTGTCTGTCAGGACGGCTGATAAAGGCCGTGAAAGAGCTGCTGGTAACTTCAAACCAGTTGAGCGCATCGTTAATCTGTTCAAAGGTTCTGGCAATGAAGACCCTTCTGTCTTGCGCCATGAGCTGATGCATAGCCTTGAGCAAATGATGACGCCACAAGTGCGTGAAGCAATCATTGACAACTGGCACCAGTCGCTACAAACGGCAATGAAAAAGAACACTGACCCCAAGGCGCAGAAGTATTTTGCAAAGCTGCTTGAGTATCTTGAGAGTCCTAGCCAAGAGACATTGGACGCTGCTACGGATGCCCTGCCTAACCATGACTTCTACCAGTACGTCAATCCTTCTGAGTATTGGGCGGTCAACGCTGAGAAGCTCATGGCTGCCAAGATGGGGACACCATGGCATCGCTTTGTGCAGTTCACCAAGATGCTGTTCGAGGCACTGAAGTCTGCCGTAGGGTTTGATAGCAGATACCCAATCTACAAAGCATTCAACAACCTGATTAAAGGTGAGGGCGAGAGACTTAATAGAAGCGCCTTGGCTGAGTTCGTTATGAATTCTGGCAACAGAATGACGTTCTTGGAAGACATCAAGAAGACGGATGACCTGCTCCAAAAGCATGAGCGTCCACACGCACCTATCAAGTTATCCAGCAGCGCCCTAGATTCCATGATGGGTGGAGTCCAGAAAGCCAAGGACATAGCCGCCAAGATGGCTGCCAACCCAGCGTTGCCAATCGTAAACATGGTTGGTGCCGTAGACCGAGGCATTCTCTACACCCGTAACAAGAATGTCTGGTATGGTGCTGGCTTAGAGGCTGCCGACACTGAGCGCTACAACCGCCAGTTGCGTGACAGCGAAGGCCGTGCGATTACTTCTATCGCAGTTAACAATGCCCTACGAGCTGGGCATATTGGCACTCAGGTAATGTTGCTGGGCAGACTCCAGTTCAACCCAGTTACCCAGATGTTCCAAGCCGTCAAAGACAAAATGTCTCTGGCAAATGTGATTAGCTTGAAGCATGACTTGGTTGCCAAGATAGGCGCACAGAGAGCGGCTGACGTTATCCAAGCCTACTTTGAAGCCAAGCGTAGCCGTAGCATTAACCAGGAATACTCCGAGCGTTCTGCTAACTTGGAGAACTTGCTGCTTGAGCAAGCTGACCCAGAGTTAAGCGCAGAGAAACAACTGGCTCTACTGGACAAGATAGAAGAAGCCAGAGAAGACCTGCGTAGCATCGGTATCGCTTTGCAGAAGGTCAACATGAGCGAGGAAGCAATTGACGACTTCATTGCCTTGGACAAAGAGTATCCAGAGCTACGCAAGATGATGGACAACTGGTCTGCTGTCAACAAAAACATGATTGACAACATGGAGTTCTCCAAGATTATCAGCAAGCAACGGGCTGACACCTTGAGAAAGATTCAAGACTATGTGCCTTGGTATCGCATCCAAGACGATATGTCTGACGTCCACATCCCTGTTGGAGTTTCTCGTGGTTTGACCAATGTCGGGCGTGAGAAGAAGTTCAAGGAAGGCCGTACAGAGCTGGACATTGATGACATTGTGGACAACATGATTCACAACGTGATGATGATTACCCGTAATTCTTTGAAGAACTACGCTGCCAATCGCATAGCTCAGGAGTATGCGGTTCGTAACGAGAAGAACAAAATTAAGGTATTCCCACGGGAGAACCATGCTGCTGGCATAGTCAACATCCTTGTCAACGGCAGACGCATCAACATCCAGATTGCTGACCCGCTAATTGCTGAGTCGGTGATTGGAATGGAAAACGTCATCATCCCGATGAATAACATTCTGGCTTTCTTTGCGAATGGCTTGCGTAGGTCTATCACCTTCTCTGGCATATTCCAAATTAAGCAGTTGTTCATGGATGCTCCAACGGCTGCACTGGTGTCTGGTGTGCGTAACCCAGTAGCCTTGTATGGTGGCGTGTTTGGTTCATTCATCAAGGGACTAACCCAGAGCGACCCGATTGTGGAGTTGCTCAAGTCCTATGGTATCGGTGGCTACAAGAGCGCTGCCCGTTCACCAGAGCATGAGGCAAAGATTGAGATTGGTTTGCTCAACAAGTCTGCCTTCGCCCAGGCTACAAGCATCTTGGACAAGATTGCTGACGCATCTGACTATGCCCAGCGCAGAGCCATTTACAAGCGTGTGCTGGCTGAGACTGGTGACGAGATGCAAGCTATCACCCAAGCGGCTAACGTCATTGACTTCTTGAAGCGTGGCAGCGGAGCGACTTCCCAGTTCCTCAACCGCACGATTGCGTTTATGAATGCCTACGCCCAGCAGATTGATGTGCTGACGCAAGCGCTGGCTGGCAATGGTTTGAAGGGCATGAGCCGTCAAAAGGCGCTGACCAGACTGGCTATCACTGGTGGATTGCTGGCTACGACTGTGCTTCTCTACTCCATGGCTGTTGGAGATGATGACGAGTACAACAAGATGGATGACCAGACGAAGATGCGTAACTTTGTTATTCCTCGCAGTCTGATGAAGACAATTGGCTATGACCATACATTGCTTATCCCAATGCATACATCTGCCAGCTTCTTCTTTAAGTCTATCCCTGAGCTGCTCTACAACAAGATTACCAAAGATGGAACAAAGAATGCCATGGACAACACCCGTCTACGCACTGCTTTGAAAGAGGCTGCAGTTGACGCCCTGTTCGGTCCATTGATGTCTGGTCCAATCCCAACTGGTATCAAACCTATCGTTGAGATTACGCTGAACCATAACTTCTTCACAGGCGGAACAGTTACTCCATCTGGCATGAAGAATCTGGAAGCCTTCCGTCAATACAACGCCAGCACTTCGGAGCTGGGCAAGATTGTGAGTGCATTGACAAAGGTGCCGTTCTCTGACCAGCGAGTCTTGAACCCTATCGAGGCAGACCACCTAATGCGTGGCTTGGCTGGTAGTGTGGCTGCAGCAGCAATGTGGGGGTCTAACTTATTCTCCAACACCAAGCCAGCGCCAGAAGAGCGGGACAACATCATGTATGGCAGCTTCATTGCTCCTGAGATTCCACGGGGCAGGGAAGACTTGTTCTATGACTTGCAGCAGCGTTCTGATACGGCTATGGGGACATTCAAAGACCTCATCAAGAAAGGCCACAAGGATGAGGCTGACCAATACTTCAAGGACCATGAAGGAGCGATTAAGGCTTACGGCTTTTCCTCTCAGGTCGGCAAAGATGGTCTGGTGAAGATTAACGCTGAGATTCGTAGGCTCTCAGACTTGCCAGCAGACAAGATGACGCCAGAGGAAAAGAGGCAACAGATTAACTTCTTTAAGAAGAAGAAGGAAGATATCTTGGAACAGACTATCAAGTTTAGAGAGTCAGCTGGACTGTAACCATCCCCTTGATTTCTTCTGAAAAAACGAAGGTGGGTAAAAACCGCCTATCGTTTACTTTTAGCGCGTCAGCTACCCCATCAAGCCCAGCTTTAATGGATGCCACCATATTATCGGCATCCCGATGGCGCTTGTCTGGCGGATAGAAGGTGATAGTTAGCGGTATCTTTCCATCTGCTGGCGCTGTAACTTTAGACTGATAAGTCATTAAATAGCAAGCAAATCTGTAATCTTTTTTGTACTTTGCCTTCTTGCTCCAGTGTTCTGTGGCGTTGGGCGAGAGCTGGCGTGGAGGCCAAGGAAGATGAATAATGTTCATAGTAGATGAATAAATATGGGTACGACCTATTGACATGTAGAATTATATCAGGCAAACTTCAATTTCATTAACAAGGAGGTTAGATTGATTCTCACAAACAAGCATGGAATTCCAGAGACATTTATGAATGTCTTGAAGCGTCCCACCTACTCGAAAGGTAAGGCACACCTATCGGTAACACAGTTAATCAACAGTCCCAAGATTGTTGGCTTAACCAAGAAGTTCGATGACATGATAGAGCAAGACGCATCTGACATGGTTTGGTCTATCTTTGGCTCTGCCGTCCACAATATCTTGGAGCATGGCAAGGACAGCAACCATATCGTAGAAGAGCGCATCCACGCCAGCATTGACGGCTGGAATCTGTCTGGGGCGATTGACCTACAGATAGTTAACGAGAACGGAGTCTCCATCAAAGACTACAAGACCACATCCGTTTGGGCGGTAATGAACGAGAAGATTGAGTGGGAATACCAGCTCAACATCTACGCATGGCTGGTTGAGAAGGCCAAAGGCGTCCCAGTTACAGACCTTGGCATTGTGGCTATCTTGCGTGACTGGAAGGCTAGAGAAGCCGATACAAAGGAAGGCTACCCAGAGTCCCCCGTCAAGGAAGTGCCTATCACTTTGTGGACTATGCAAGAGCGGGAGGAGTTTATCTCTGCCCGTCTGTCTGCCCATAGCGCCTGTGAGTTTGCCCTAGAAGCAGACGAAGACCTACCAGAATGCACACCCGAAGAGATGTGGGAGAAACCTGCCGTCTGGGCGGTGATGAAGGAAGGCAACATCCGAGCCAAGTACGTCATGCCTTCTCTGCACGAAGCAGAGTTAGCCATGAAGCAGCTCCAAGATGAAAAGCCAAAGGACAAATACTTAATTGTGGAGCGCAAGGGGGAGCGCACCCGTTGTCAGAACTACTGCCCAGTTAATACTTGGTGCAATCAATATCAAACCTACATAAAGGAACAAGAGTGAACATCTATCAAAAACTCAACACGGCAAGGGCTAAATTCCATGCTGCAGACATCAAGAAGACAGGCCACAACAAGTTTGCTGGCTACAAATACTTTGAGCTGGCTGACTTTATCGTCCCTGCCCTAAGCATCTTTGACGAGGTTGGCCTGACATCCATCATCTCATTTGGCATTGAGTCAGCCACTATGACCATCATCAATGTAGAAAACCCAGAGGAACGCATTGTTATCTCTAGTCCAATGTCTACGGCTGCACTCAAAGGTTGCCACGAAGTCCAGAACCTGGGCGCTGTTGAAACCTACATTCGGAGGTACTTGTGGGTAGCTGCCCTTGAGGTGGTCGAGCATGATGCGCTTGATTCGAGCGAACCAGTCAAAGAAGAGCCAAAGGTTATCCCAAGCAAGTTAACCCCAAAGCCTGAGCCTAAGAAGCCTATTACGGGCGAGAAAGGCCAGTTCCAAATCGTTATGTCTGCCAAGCCAGAGGGTGATACCACAGAGTGGTTGAAGCTGGTGCGGGACGCCTCTCACATATTGCTTGACACCTGTTCAAGCGATGAAGATGTGATGACTATCTTCAAGAAGAACAAAGTCCTTTTTGATGAAGTCAAAGCAGAAGACGCCGTTTTCTTCAAAGAGATGATGGTGAAATTCACGGAAACCAAAGCTAAATTTAAGGAGTAACCCATGGCTTTTGAGCAAAAACCTAATAGCGGAGCGCTATTTCCCAACGACAAGAAGGCGGATACGCACCCAGATATGAAGGGTGACCTGTTCCTTGATAAGACTTTCCTTATCGACATGATGGACCAAGCTAAGGGTTCGCTGGTCAAGATTTCTATTGCCACTTGGAAGAAGAAGTCTGCCAAAGGTTTGGACTACTTGTCTATGTCTGCATCTGCACCCTACGTCAAGAAGGAAGGCGGTAACCCATGGGAGTAAAAGGCCGTCCACCATTAGTCAAAAACGAGCTGGCTGCAGCCAAGGCACGAGAGCAAGCCTACATCGCAGAAAACAACGAACTGGCAAAAATATGCGAGCATCGTTTTAATGAAATGTTGCGTATGAAGACCATCATTGAATACTTGGAGCGGCGCCTTGAATACATTACAGTTCGAAGCAATAAAGGTAGCGCTTAAACAGGATAAGTCAGGCTATGTCCTGACTCTATCTATGCACCCAGACGAGATTCCAGAGCAACTGCTGCGGGATTTTGTCGGGGCTAGGTATCAGGTTGTCATGGTCCGACTTGACGGCAACGAGAAGCCAATGGACAAGCAGGAAGAGTTCAATGGCGATAGGGCTGTGCGAATCGCTGGCCTACTTTGCCGTGACCCAGACTTCTGGAAATACCTCTACTCGGAGGAGCGCATCTTTGATGAAGACTCTGAGCAAGCCACAGAGTGGGTGAGACAGTATCTCAATGTCCCATCTAGGTCAGACCTCAAGACCAATCGAGAGGCACAAATTTTGTTAGATAAGTTACACAGGGAATACACACAATGGAAGCAAAAAAACTAGTACCTTACTCGGTGTATCTGCCCGAAGAGTTCCATGCCAAGCTCAAGGAAGCAGCCAAGAAGCGCAAGGCGTCTGTCCTAATTCGGGATGCTATAACCATGTTAATCGAGGGCAAAGATGTCTTCACCACGGGCTACAACAAGGGAATCAAGGATGCTGCCAAAGTTATCTATGAATGCCCAGAAGCCCAGATGATTGCTATCAAAGGGCGTGACATGGGTGATGTGTTGTCGGAGCGCATAACAGAATTGCTGGTGACAAAATGACAGAACAAGACCGTGAATACATGAGATACATGGCTGCCATGTTAGCCATGAACGGGTTAATTCAAGCCAAAGTTGATATGGCTGCAGTTGCAAAGCTGGCAGTCAATCAGGCGGATGAGTTAATCGAAGCATTGGAACCCACGATTGGTCTGCCTTCTATCAAACGCAGAGCAAAGAAAGGTGACTTATGAAAATGAAAGAAGCCTACTCAGAGAGAGCAGCATTTCCGTTTTGCATTGACAACGGGGACACAATTAAATATCACACAGGCATGACCTTGCGTGATTACTTTGCGGCTAAGGCTATGCAAGGAATGTTGTCAGAAAACTCAGGCATCAGATACCCAACTGATGAACTTGTAGATTTTGCTTACAAGGTAGCAGACGCAATGATGAAAGCGAGGGAAGCATGACACAAGACCAAGTGGCAGAGCTGTTGCAGCGCATCTTTGCGGTGAACGAACAGATTGTCAGACAGAACCATGAAATTCTGTCTGTGCTGACAAACCCACGCATCACCAAAGCTACAAACTTTAAATCCCTGACATCAGATGAAGTTAAAACCATTGTTGCTAATGCGTCATCAACGGAGTGGGCGGTATTGATGGCTGATTCAACCATTAAGGCGAAGAACATATGACACAAGAAGACATACAGAAAGCATGGAACCTGATGTCCATGCACAACAGCGAGTTGTTACTGGAGAACGAACAGTTGAAGAAGCAGCTTATGCAAAGAAGTTTATGGTACGCAATTAAACGTGCGTTTCTTATTTGGAGGGGTAAGGAATGACACAAGATGAAATCATTGAGATGGCTAAACAGGCTGGATTTGTTGAAAAAGATGCAATGTTTCGTTCTGTATATTTAGCAAACATTAAAGACCTTGAAGCCTTTGCCAAACTGGTAGCAGAGCGTGAGCGTGAGCGATTAACTGATGCCGCAATGAAATCGGCTGAGAAAGCCGTTGATTTAGCAATCGCTCTTGAGCGTGAGGCGTGTGCAAAGGTGTGTGATGACCATTGGGAAAAAGGTGGTGCAGCGTATTACTGCGCTAAAACAATCAGGTACAGGGGATAAGCATGACAC